CTGGCCAGCCTGTTGACCGGTGATTTTGGGCGATATGCCAATGGCAACGTCAGCAGCGCGCTCATCACGAGTAAAAAAGCCAAAAACAGCAGTGCGACCATGGCAGACCTGATTGCCAAGAACACGGCCAATCGCGCCGCTGTGGATGCGGCAATGGATACGCTTGTTGATGCTGCTGCGAGCTTGGACGCAAGCAGTGGGCAGCAATTCACCGACGCAGTACAGGGTGTGATGGATGCTCTCGTGGCCAGCATCGCAGACCCAGGTAGTGCAATTGAGCTGCTCGGTTCACTCGCTCGTTTCGTACCGACACCCGTGTCTGGCAGTGGTGCTATCGGCGCGGCTCGTGAGGTTGCTCAGGACGCGACTAGCGCTCTATTACGACGGTCGGCCTTGGCTTCAATCGGCAACGTTGTGGCGACCTATGTGCCAACCTCCTACGACGAGGCCATGGCTACCATGGCAACGGTAACCGGGTTTATCGATGAGGAGTTGTTGGTCGCCGGCGACAATGGTGACGACGAAAGCTATGGCGCTCTGGTTGATTTGCGCCAGGCCGTGGTCAAGGCCCTGACCACCACCGGAGCCACATTGCCCACCTTGGAGACTTTCGCCTTTCGCGCCCCTATGTCGGCGCTTGCCATGGCTAACAGGCTTTACCGCGATACGAATCGAACCGATGAGTTGATCCAACAGGCAAACCCCATCCATCCGGCGTTTATGCCAACTACGGTCAAAGCCTTGGCCCGGTAAGTCGCTTTCCTTATTCGCACTCATTGAGGCTATTCATGCAAGAAGACGACCTGACCATTACGTCGGGCGGCTTTGATATCACCGGCTGGACGAATGTCCGAGTCACGCGGGGTATTGAGCGGCTGCCCAGTGACTTCAGTATTGGTATGACCGAGCTTTACCCGGGTGAGCTGGACCGTCTCGAACTGCCCCCAGGGGCCGCTTGCCAGGTTCGGCTCGGCCAAGACCCAGTGGTTACCGGATATGTGGATCACTACATGCCGAGCATCAGCGCTGGTGATCACTCGATTCAGGTCAGTGGCCGCTCTAAGTGCTCAGACTTGATCGACTGCGCCGCTGAGTGGCCCGGCGGCCAACTCAGCAACCAGACCGTGCTGGGAATTGCACGGCGGCTTGCGGCGGTTTACGGGCCATCCATCAACGGTGTCGCCGAAGGCATATCAGTTGCTACAGACGTGAGTGATTTGCCGGTTTTGCCCCAGGCCAACCTGATGCTGGGTGAGTCGGCGTTCGACATCATCGACAGGATGGCGCGATTTTCCGCCGTACTCGCTTATGACCTGGCTGACGGGAGTCTCTTCCTGGGCAGGGCCGGAACACGCCGCGCGGCAAGTGGCTTTGTTGGGGGTGTCAACGTTCAGCAAGCCTACATCGACTTTTCGGCCGATCAGATCTATTCCGACTACAACGCCTATATCCAGTCTGTGGACACGTTTACTGATCTCGGGCAGGGCGGAAACCAGATCTACACGGTGAAGGACCTTAACTGTAAGCGGCACCGGGCGCTGGTGATCATCTCCGAGGGGGGCGGACTGGGTAATGACGTCGCTATCAAGCGCGCGGAGTGGGAGGCGGCCAGGCGTTTTGGGCGCTCCCGGGTAATACGTCTGACCGCTGATAGCTGGCGAGACTCAGCCGGCGCCCTATGGGAGCCAAACACTCTAGTCCCGGTGCATTTGCCGAGATTGAAGTTCTCGGCCGAAAGCATGCTGATCAGTGAAGTGACCTTCTTGAAGAACAGCTACTCAGGAACAACCGCAGAGATCACGCTTATGGCGCCTGAGGCGTTCCTGCCGCAACCCATCAACCTCACGCCGCTTTATGGTGAGCTTTTGCAAGGTGGTTTCTGATGATGCCCCCGACGAATCAATCCGGTGATTCCGCTGGTGTTCTCCAGCGCATGATGCGCCGGATTCAACTTGCAACCGGCTGGGGCCGGGTGACGTTCAGCGACGACAGCAAGACTGCTCAGCTACTGCAGGTGAAGCTCAACGATTCCGAGACCCGGGATGGTACACCGCGTATTGCAGAGTTTGGCTTCACGTCTCGGCCGCCGACGGGCTCGGATGTCTTGGTCGTGTTTTTGTCCGGCGACCGTTCCAAGGGAGTGGTGGTTGCCACTGCGCACCAGGCAAGCCGGCCAACCAATCTGCTGGAGGGGGAATCCATGGTCTACGACCTCTGGGGGAAGTCGATCTACCTGACCGAGACCGGCGGAATCATAGTTGAGGCAGGCGCTGCGCCTGTCACCGTCAACAACGCTACCACCGTCACAATCAATGCTGCCGAGGCAGTTCAGATGAACACACCCGTTCTACGTGTCAGCGGCGATATCGAAGCGGGTGGCAACGTCAAAGACAAGATCCGCACCATGGCTGCCGATCGGACGCTGTTCAATCAGCACACCAACGGTACCGGCACCACAATACCGAGCCCTCAACAATGAGCGATATCACCACAACCTGGATCGTAGAGATCGGCACGGGTGATTGGTCAATCATGGGTGGCGCCTTGGCGAGCGGTAATGACCTGGCCAGCGCTGTATTGATCAGCCTATTCACTGACCGGATTGCGGACGATTCAGACATCCCGCCCGACGGCAGTAATGATCGGCGCGGATGGTGGGGCGATGCAGATGAGGATATTCCCATAGGCTCCCGCCTCTGGCTTCTGGACCGGTCCCGGCTTACGCAGGACGTTGCCAACACCACCAAGATTTACATGGATGAGGCGTTGCAGTGGCTCATCGACGACCAAGTAGCGATCAGCGTGAAGGTCGTGACAGCTATTGCCGGCGGGCCCCGACTAAATTCCATCGTCACCGTGACCCACCGTGACGGAACCGTCACCCCGCTCAATTTCAACTGGGTTTGGAATCAGACCTCGTAGCCGCAACAGCCTGCCTTGAGCAGGCTTTCTTTTTTCGGAGCACAGATCCTCATGCCATATACGAGACCCACGCTCTCGGACCTGCGCGCGCACGTTGCAGCGGATATCACCTCCGGTTTACCGACTGCCGACGGGCTCCTAAGATTTTCGAACCTGCAAATTACTGGCAAGGCTGTCGCTGGACTGGCCCACCTTAACTATGGGTACCTTGATTGGATCGCCAAGCAAGGGGTGCCCTACACGGCCTCGGGCGAGTACCTCGAGGCCTGGGCGGCACTGAAGAAGGTTTATCGAAAGACTGCAACCAAGGCTGCGGGCGTCGCTTCGTTCCGGGGCGTCCCCGGTAGAATTATCGACGCAGGTACCCAGGTTATTCGAGGTGATTCGGCTGCCTTTCCGTCTCTAGTGACCGCCACGGTAGCGGCGGACGGTACCGTAGCCTTGCAGGTCGTGGCTGATCTGGCGGGGGAGGCCGGCAATACTCCCGTGGGCAGCCTGATGACACTTGGCACGGCCATAGACGGCGTTCAATCAGCAGGTGCTGTAACCACTGCGATTACAGGGGGGGCTGATCAGGAGGGCGAGGAGTCGTTGTTCTCTCGGATGCTCGACGCATACCAGAACACGCCAAACGGCGGCTCTCGGGGCGATTATCCTTCGTGGGCAAAAGAGGTCTCTGGCGTCACTCGCGCATGGTGTGTGCCTAACGGTTTCGGAACCGGGACAGTCGTGGTTTACACCATGCTAGACGATGCAAATGCTGATCACGGCGGTTTCCCCCAGGGCACTGACGGGGTTTCCACAAGGGACAATCGGTCCACCTCCGGAAACCTCGCCACCGGTGACCAACTGATCGTGGCCAACAGCATTTTCGACGAACAGCCGGTGACGGCGATGGTGTACAGCTGCGCTCCGATTGCGAACCCTATCAATTTCACAATAACCGGATTGTCTGCCGCGTCGACGACTACTCGCGCCGCTGTTGCAGCTGCAATCACTGAGGTTTTCTTTGAGCAGGGTGCGCCGCTGTCTGACGGGTCGTTCGTTGGTCTGTCCGACATCGATTCCGCGATAGCTGCGATCTCGGCAACGAAGGGATTCGTCATCACATCGCCAGCAGCCAACATTGCCAACTTGGTTGGCCGTTTGCCCACGCTAGGCACCATTAACTACGGCTGATTGCCATGTCAAAACCATCATTCACCGACGGCGACTTTACGTCCGCGTTGCTTGGCTTATTACCCCGCGGGCGCGTTTGGCCAAAAGACCTTAGCAGTGTGCAGGCGCAGGCCATCTCCTGCTTTGCACCGACGTTCACGCGAATAAGCGATTCGGCGCTGAATTTGCTCGAGGACATGTTTCCCGCGAGCACCATCAACTTCCTACCGGAGTGGGAGGACACGCTTGGGCTGCCCGATCCATGTGCGGGCGTATCGCCGACATTTCAGGGGCGCCGTAACCAGGTAGTTGCGCGATTTTCCAATAGCGGTGGCCAATCGGTTCAGTTCTTCCAGTCATTCGCTCAGGGACTTGGGTACACCGTGACCGTTACTCAATACGCCCCGTTTCGCTGTGGGCAAAGCGTCTGCGGGCAACAACTGGGCGGCGCGGACTGGTTCTTCGCCTGGGCCATCAACAGCGAGCTCAACACAATCAACCACTTTCGCGTCGGCCAGTCCGCTGCGGGGGAGCCGCTGTCTTCATGGAGCAACACGGTACTTGAGTGCGAACTCTCTCAGGCCAAGCCCGCCCACACTGTTTTGCAATTTCATTATTCGTGAGGTCATAGATGTTTCAGATCGATAACTCAACGGCCGTAGCGGCTATCCCAGCTCCTACGCCGGCTGGCTCGGCGGGCTACTTCACCGATGGCAACCCAGCCACCGGCGTTTCGGCGACGATCCTTCCCGCCGAATTTATGAATATGCTCATGATGGAGAATCTCAATGTTTTGTCCGCTGGCGGGATGGCTCCGGTAAAAGGGCAATACAACCAACTGGCTCTGGCGATTAACAAAATCGTCCAAGCTGCTGCCCAGAGCGGCAACACCACCTATGCGCTGGATACTGGCGTTGCGAACATCTATGTTTGCGCGTTCTCTCCCGCGATAGTTACCCGTTTCGAAGGCCAGATCCTGCGCTTCAAGGTAAAAACCACGAACACAGGTGCCAGTACGTTTAATGACGGTCTTGGCGCGGTTCCGGTCGTAGGCGGAGCCCATACACCACTGCAGGGGGGCGAGCTTTTCGCAACTGGCAACGCATGGGTGCAATGGAATAGCTCTATTGGCTCCGGCTCTTACATTCTTCTTTTTTGCACGGGCGCGCCGGAGCAAATCACTCCAGGCACGCAGTCAAATCATGCAGCAACTCTGGGTCAAATTGGCGCGGCGACCATCAGCTACGGCCTGGATACTGGCGCGGCGAACGCCTATGCTGTCACGTATTCTCCGCCTGTCACTGCCGTGGTGGATGGCCTCGCCCTGCGCTTCAAAGCGGCGAATGCCAATACCGGACCGAGCACATTCAACCCCAATGGTCTTGGCACTAAACCTCTGGTTGGTACTGGGCACGTAGCTCTTCAGGGCGGCGAGATCGTTTCTACGAGTGAGGTCTGGGTTCAATACAACTCGACGTTCGGCGGAACCGGTGCGTGGGTGCTTATTGAGAGCACTGGCGGTGCGCTGCAGATTCCTCCAGCAACACAAAGCCAGCAAGCGATCAACCTTTCCCAGGCAAATAGCACTTTCGCTGCGCTCGCCGGGAACTCTGCTCAAGCGTTCAGTGTTGCGGCAGCGTCTACAGGATCGCAGGCTGTCAACCTGACTCAAGCGAACGCCGCATATGCTGCAGCGGCTGGCAACTCCGCAAACAATTTTAACGTGCTGACTGCCAGCACAGCCACTCAGGCTACCCCGCTTGCACAGGTCCAGTCACTAGTTGCTGGCTCCCCGACTGTTCAGGGGGCATTTAAGAACTTGCGCCTTCTTGCTACAGGGACAGGCAGGAACGTAAGTGTATCCGCTGACGAGATCGTTCTTGAAAGTCCATCCAACCAATATGTAACCCTTAGAGGGGTTTCTATTACTGGTAATAATGGCACCGGGATGGATACTGGCTCTGTAGCCGCATCTACTTGGTACAGCGTTTGGCTGATTTACAATGGCTCCACTCAGTTTGTTTTGTTCTCGCTGAGCACTACGTCTCCGACTATGCCTGGAGGCTATACATACAAGGCAAGAATCGGATGGATCAGAACTGACTCCACAGCAAACGCATACCCGCTTGGCTTTATTCAGGCGGGCAGATCGTTTAAATATGTTCTCGCGGCAGGGTCAAACATGACTGCTTTCCCGCAAATGGCAAGCGGGGTTAGCGGGAGCATTTCAACTCCATCTTATTCTTCGATTGCTGTTTCCTCGTTCTTCCCGCCAACCGCAGGGGTTATTGAGACAATTGTCGGTGTTGCCGCGCCAAATGGCTTTGTCATGATCGCCGCAGATTCCGCATATGGCGCTTATACAAGCTCTACAAACATCCCATTTACCTATTCTGCCGGCACGAACGGCCCATATAGCTCTGGCTTTGCAAGATTTATTCTTGACACTCCTAACATCTATTGGGCCTCGTCTCTCGCCGGCAACACTCTTAACGCTCTTGGATGGGAGGACAATCTATGACGGGATATGCAGTTAGAATTGATGGTCAGGGATGGCGCGCGGTTGATTGTGAGTTTGCTGATCCTGATGATCCGCTAAAGATCTATCCAGATCCTAAAACTGAAACATATTCTGAAACCCTTCCGCCTGCGCCAATTCCTTGTGCTGCTGAGGTTTCAGCGACAGCTCTGGCTAATCGCGATGTTCTTCTCGGTAAAGCGTCCTTGCGAATTTCCCCTCTCCAGGATGCTGTCGACCTCGATACAGCAAGCGCTACAGACATAGTACTGCTCAAAGCATGGAAGCAATACCGAGTGGCTGTAAATCGGATTACAGAGCAGCCAGGTTATCCGGACTCAATTGAATGGCCGGAAGAACCAACCACGCCTACCACGTAGGGAATTTAAAATGGTCATGATTTGGTATTGCAAGATTGACGGTACGGATGTTGTTGTGCTGTCAGAAGATCAGCCATGGCCCTTGCCGTCAGGCTGGGTTCAGATGAATGATGTTCGGCCCGATACCCGACTCGACAGATTTGGCGATTGGTATGGCCGAGCAACGGGGATATGGGAATGGGTCAAATACCCTGATCCGCCGTTCAACGTCGTTTATCACGAGGGTAAGTTGAAGAACGCCGATACGATGGTTGAAATTTCCATTGAAACGCTGCCGGGGAACATCGCTGCGCGCCTGGCCGCACTCGAAGCTGCCGCCTCCCCGCCATCCCCATAACCGCGATGCAGGAGCCGCCTTAGGGCGGCTTTTTTGCGTCTGGAGAAAGCCAAATGCTCAATATCACCAAGGCGATTTGCCAGTGGGTGTTTTTGCTCGCCTGCAATATCGTCACCGACCTTATCGGGTTGTTTGTGGTGGCAATAGCCATCCCGTTCCGGGTTGCAGATGTCAGCAAGAGCGATGGCAGGCCGATCGCCAACCTTCCGCGCTGGGCATGGCTGTTCGGCAATGACTACGACGGGCTGCTGGGCGACAGGCGCGGGTGGTGGGCTGAAAACACACCTTTCGGCTGGCCGGTCGACTCGTTCATGGCGATGTGGTGGTGGGCGGCGGTGCGCAACCCGGTCAACAACATGCGGTTCGTCAAGCTGTGGCAAGCGCCGGTCAAGGGCAGCACGATCACCTATGCGGGCGACTACACCGTGCGCGACCACCCTGGCGAGGCTGGATGGCAGTTCGTGACCACCGAGAATGGCGGAAAGCACTGGTACGGGTTCTATCTGGTCCACCAGTGGAGCGACACGCGAGCGTTTGTGATCCGTATGGGCTTCAAGGTGCAACCGGATGACGCCGGTACCGATGGCGAGCCGCTCGGGATGACGACAAAAATCAATTTCTACAAGGCAATCTGACATGCGTACATCACAGAACGGTATCGCCGTCTTGAAGCACTTCGAGAGCTGTTCGCTCAGCGCCTATCCAGACCCAGCCACAGGCGGAGCGCCATGGACAATCGGCTGGGGGCACACCGGGCCTGAAGTCGTTCCAGGACTTGTATGGACGCAGGCCAAGGCCGATGCCCAGTTGCTTGCAGACTTGTCAGCTCGCGAGTTGACGGTCTCATGCGCAGTCACCGGCGGGTTAGACCAGGGCCAGTTTGATGCGCTGGTTGACTTCGTCTACAACCTCGGCGCGGGTAACTTCGAAGGATCGACGCTGCTGAAGCTGGTCAACGCTGGCGACATGTCCGGCGCTGCAGCACAGTTTTCCCGCTGGAACCGCGCCGCGGGCAAGCCCATGCGCGGCCTAACTCGGCGCCGGGCCGCCGAAGCGGCGCTGTTCTCCGGGAAGACTGGCACCCAGGCCGTGGCTATAGGAGTCGCAGCAGCATGAGTACGATCTGGCTGAAGATCCTCCCTTATATAGTCGCGCTGCTGCTAGTGGCTTGCGCTCTGTTCGGCGCCTATCACCACGGCGTAAGTGTCACAAACGAGACCTGGCAGTCGCAATGGAATGCACGCGACACACGGGACGCCCAGGCTAAAGCCGAAAATGAGGCCGCCGCCCGGGTGCGTGAACAGGCCTATCAGCAATCAATCAATAAGGCGGTACAAGATGGTCAACGCACGATCGATCAGGCTACGGCTGATGCTTCCGCTGCTCGCGCTTCTGCTGACGGCTTGCGCGGGGCGGCAGACTCTCTTGCCGCTCGACTCGCAACCAGTCAAGCCAGCAGCAATTCCTGCACTGCCACTTCAAGGGCGGCAGCTACCCGTGACGCCGCTCTGCTCGCCGACGTGCTCAAGCGCGCTGATCAACGAGCGGGCGATCTGGCAGCAGTTGCTGACCAAGCCAGAGCCCGGGGTCTGACTTGCGAGCAGGCGTATGATTCAATAACAAAAAAATAAAGATTTAGTGCCATCGCTTTGAGATTGATTCGGGGCTTTGCGGTGTTATTTTTATGTATGATCCCCTTGAACGGATACACTCCAGAACGTGTTCACTTTCATCGCTGCAAAGTATCGATATCGCATCGTCAGGAGAAGAGGGGTTCAAGGCGACAGACCCCCTAACAAGTTCTGATTCGTGGCGTGCCAGGAGCAACAATTCGCCAGGGTCGGTATCTGGGCAATTTGCAATTCGGAAACAATCTTTCAGGTCACAGTTCATCTTTCGAAGATTCCTATAGCAGCTTTGAAGATAGTCGCTGCTTGGTCTCCAAGACTGATTTTTTGGATATCTCAAAAAGTTCGTCTAGCTCGGTTTCGCCAGTTTTCACTGCGCCCATTTTTTTGTGGAATGAAATAACTTTCTCATTCTCTTTTCTTACATCGAAGTGAGATTTTGAAAGTTTTAGTTCTTCGAATCCAAATTCGTAAACAAGGAATGCGCTTTCGAGCGCCGCGTACTTTGTTTTTTCTTCATTGAGAATCCAGCTTCCCCAGCAGAATGAATCGCCGACAATGTCGTAGATCCGGACGGTGCCGCACCGCGTTCCGTCCAGGCGCTCAATGATGAAGTAGAACTGCAGTTTGTCGGCTTCGTCTGCTTTGTAGCGGCGAATCCAGTTGACCTGGGCCTCCACGTCTCCAGTAACGGCAGACAGGTGCTTGTTGTATTTTTCGTCAACACGTAGGCCGACGATGAACTCGGCGTCCGATTCTTCAACCAGGCGCATCTTCACGGTTTTTGATGTCAGGATCATTGATCACTTCCGTATGCTTGGGGGCTTGGTACTGTATACCAATAGGTCAGGTTTTAGGGAGATGTGTTAGGTCGGCAGGACGCCGGGCGCAGGGACTTTCACGACGAAAGCCTGTAGGGAGATTTGCGGGGATTCGTTAATCCTTGTCCAACATCGTTAGGCGTCGATTGCAGTGGGCGCCCACGTAAGGTGTTGCTGTTAAAGGCTTTTCGGAACATCCGCCAGCATGGGGTGCTAGGGGTCGAGTGTTCGAATCACTCCGTCCCGACCATATTTTTCAATGACTTAGCCGAACTCTAGCCAGTTCGGCTTTTTCATGCGTAGGGACTTTTGCGGGGGATCATCCTAATTTTCTCCTCAAGATGGTCAGCGCTGGCCCACGAGAGTCAGTTGCCGATACTTTGTTCGCAGCCTCAATCAGGTGCTGCAACTCCGGGGTAGAATAGTGGCTCGTAATGCTGCCGTTCTTGTGCCCCAACAACGCTTTCCGATCTTCCTCTGTCACGCTCGCTGCACGTAGCCTTCTGCCAAAGGTGTGCTTCAAGTCGTGAATCCTGATCGACCTGAATCCGGGGTGTGCTGGCGATTGGTGGGCTTTCTCCCACTTGTCCGCTGCGCGCACCCTGGCTTTCTTCCAGGCCGAATCGTTCATCCTATGCATCGACGTTGGCCCGAACTGATCTGGTTGCCCATACGGGAACACCAGGTCTTTGTGTAGGCCGCGCTGGCCATCGATGATGGACATCGCCACGTTGTTCAAGATCACCAGGCGTTCATCGCCGTTCTTCACCCCTGCTTTTTCACTCCGCCCGCCGAATCCGGCAGGTATCAGAAACACGCTGGTGTTGAGGTCCGGCACCCGTATTTCCCAATCCCACCGCAACTTGCACACTTCCTGCTCCCGGCAACCCGTGTTCACCTTATAGAGGGCCATCCTCAACAGGTGGTCGGGCAGCTCAGGGAACAATAGGGCCTGCTCTTCCCAGGACATCGGGTAGGGCTTGCGGCTCGACTTCTTTTCCTCAAGCATCGATATCATCGGCACGCTCTCCAGCCACGGCCGCTTTTCAGCATCGCGCCACTTTCGGTGGCACAGGTTCAATATCCTGACGACTCGCTGCAGGGCGATGTTTACCGTCCTGTTCGATACGCCTGGCTTGACCTTCCCCTGTGCCGTCTTGGTCGGCTTTTGCCGGTCCCGCACAAACGGCGCCAGGGTGCCATCATCGATGTGCGTTACCGGCAGATCGCCGATGTACGGGTCAAGCTGCTCGATGTGCGAGGCTGAAAGGCCGATCGATGGCTGATCCTTGAACTCAACTAGGAACCGGGTTGCAGCCTCGCGCCAGGTTCGTACCTGACGCACACCATAAATCTTTTCCAGCCGCAGCTTTTCCAGCCGATGAATCAAGTACTGCTCCGCTTCCTCCCTTTCGCTTGCTCCAGTGCTTTCTTGAAGTCGGCTACCTCTGACGACTTTGTCGATGTGCCAAATCCCGTTCCTCTGGTAGAGGCCCGACATTGTTTTTCGCGCCATTCTTTTGCTCCTTGGCGCCCACTGCGGGGCGGATTGTTGTCCTGATCGGCCTGCTTTTCAATTGCCATGCGTTCGATGTAGGCGTCTGCCCACTGGTCCAGCTCATGACGGTCGAAGGCAACTCCCTGTTTTCCTATGGGGAATTCGCGGACGTGAGGGCGGACGGTGTTCTTGAATTCTTCCCGGCACATGCCGAGGTAAGCAGGGGCGTGCATCGCCCGGATGAAGCGCGGCGCGGTCTCTAGGACTGGCGCCAGCTTTGTGTTGGCCATAGGAATACCTCGCCCGCCGTTCACCGGCAGGCTGGTAGGTGGAAGAGGGGTTAGGCTGTTGCTTTGGGCAGGGCCCACGAGGCGCTGCGTTCATCGATGACGTATGTTGAGTGCAGTTAGCAACTAACGGCTACGCTAATTATGCGTTCTCGGTTAGGTAACCCCTGTGGTATCCGTTAACGGGCCAAGAAACCAACCAACATGTTGTTTTGAGGGGTAAATATGGAACTTCTTTCTACTACTGGCGAGAAACTAGCGCAGGGCACCCTTTGTGTTGCGGAGTTCGCGAACACTGATGGGTCTCTTACGCTGTACTCTAAAACCGCGACTGACATTGCATTGCTCATCGAACGTCTCAAGGATGAAGGATGCACGGACCAAGAGCTTCTTAACCCTGATTTTTGGCTGCTAACAGACTGCGACCGAGTCGGCGGTAGTCACTGCTCGGACGGTAGTTGCTCAACTGGCAGCTGTCAGGCGACTAGCCTTGGAAGCGGCACGTACTGTCGTTGTAGGTGAGCTACGTTTCATTCGTTCACTTCGCCAGTTGCGTACACGCTTTCTCCCCTGATGTGGCTGGCGGGGTGAACTCTTACCGTTTCATGAAAGTGATCCAATGCGTCTTCTCACGCTTCCCGGACTTGTGGCCAAACAAAGGTTGCTCGTCGGTAAGGGCAAGAATCTCGCTGACTTTGATCTGGGTTTCGTTCCACTTGAAGATCAGGAACTGGGCGGGCTTCAGAACGCGGAAGCACTCGGCGAACCCTTTGCGAAGGTCGTCGCGCCAGTCGTCGGTGAGGATTCCGTACTTGAGCCGCAGCCAGCTTTCGCGGCCGGCGCGCACCAGGTGCGGAGGATCGAACACCACCATGTTGAAGCTGGCGTCGGGGAAGGGCAGGTGACGGAAATCCATGATGACGTCCGGCTCAACCTTCAGCACGCGGCCATCACACAGCACATGCTCTTCATCGCGGATATCGCCGAACAGAACACGCTGGTCGGCTTTATCGAACCACATCATCCGGCTGGCGCTGCAGGGGTCGAGGACTTGCGCATTCATGGCCTCTGCCCCTTGTAGATGAAGACGTAGGCGAACCAGAGGGTGGCGATCATGGCGTCACCCGAGCAGCCGCGACTTCATCAAGGAGCGATTGCGGCAGAGATGCGGCGTACTCGCCTTCCGACCACGAAAGGGGCTCGGACTGCCGGATCATCTCGTTGAGCAGTTCGAATGCCGCGAGCAACTGGTCGTCGCGGATCTCGCCGTCCTCCGGCAGTTCATCGCAGAAGTGGTCTGCCGGGTCGATCTGGCTGGGGTAGTTTGGTTCGCAGATGCAGAGCTGCAGGTCGGATAGCTCGATATCGCTGTCGATCAGGTAGTCGCGCAGGCTGTCTTCATCGAAGAAGTATTGGTCACCATCGAAGATAACCAGCGGCTCGCCGGACCATTCCTTGACCGGCATCTTCGCGAATTTTGCTTGGCGTCTGGCGTGATGGCACTCACTGCAGGAACTGTTCACCTCGTAGATTGGATGATCAGGGTTCACGTCGCAGCGGCGATGTGTAGCGCCGCAATAGCGCGCAAGGTTTTCGTCGTCGCCGAAAAAACGACCTCCAGCGGAAACCCAGCCGGTTACCGTTTTGAGGCTGGCTGCTTCTGGAGCGTCGAACATGATGATTGGCTTTTGTGCAGGCATAACTTCGTCCTTGCCGCTATAGCGGCTGACTTTGAAGGGGGAGGGGTTACTTGCGGAGTGTTGCGTCGATTCGGTCGATCAGCGCTGCATATTCAGGCGTCCAGTGTTCGCGGTCCAGTCCGTCGGCGTGCTTGCCGTCTCCCAGCCATTCGCGGGCCTCGGCCAGCACCACCGCTACCGGCGCGGGCTGCTCGGCCATGGCCGACATTTCACCGATAGCCAGGGTCGCAATCTCAAAGGGCTTTTCGTACATAGCTGAGGCCTTGACCACCTCATTGAGGGCGTCCAAGGCGCAGGCAAGCTGCGCCTCCAGCTCACGAACCCGCTTCGTGCGCCGGGAAACAGCAGCACTGAGATCATCAATGGTTTGATCTGCCGTGTTCAGGCTCAACTGCAGGCCATCACGCTCCCGGACCGCGATCTCGTGCTTGCCGCGCCAGTGCAGCACTGCGTCCAGTTCTTCGGCGGCGGTCACCTTCAGCGCCGGAGTGGTAGCTGGCACTGGAGTCCGCGCCTTGCCCGCGCCGGATCGCCCGGGACAATCAGGTGCGTGGCGCTCAGGCTCAGCGGAGAAACCTGCAGGGCAGTTACAAAAACAGAATCGGCTCATACAGCCTCCCTCGCTACCAGATCAGGGGCGTCGTCCTGCGGCTTGATGGCAACTGAGCGACTGACCGCCGACATCATGCCGATGGAGCCGTCCTTGAGGATTGCCGGAACCCCAAGTACGTGACACACGCGACCACTGAGCGGGGAGCCCATAGGCATGGTCAGGTAGATCAGTCGGGACAGCAGATCCAGTACCTGATCCGGGTCGGCGATGGTTTCCTCGAAGAACTCAATGACCTCATCCCACAGATCGTTGTCTTCCTCGCGCACTCCGAACTTTTCGGGGTATGCAGCGACCATCAGCTCGTATTGCTCAAGGTCGTCGAGTAGTTTGAAATTTGCAGGGATGTGGCTCATTTGTGGAGTCCTTGCCGGGCCATGCCCGGGCGGTGGAGTGGGGGTGTTATGCGGCGCGTGCTTGGCGTTCTTCGGCGCGCCACGGGTCGTTGGCCCGTGCCAGCGCGGCCATCGGTGGCGGGCTGACGCTGTTGCCGCACATGTGCACCTGCTGGGTCTTGGTGAACGGCTTACCGTCGGCGCCGTGGCTTATGATGTAGTCGGCCGGGAAGCCCTGAGCCTTGTACAGCTCCGAGGGTTTCAGCATCCGCAAGCAGATGTCGACGATCACGTAGGGCGTGCCCTTCACCATCACGGTGACCATGGCCAGGCGGTCCTTGGTGGTGATCGTCGGGGCTGGCGCATCGCAAGCGCTGGTGTTCTCGGTGCCGTAGTAGCTGATCAGGAAGGCGGCAACCCGCAGAGCCCCAGCTTCGTGTTCCGGTGACAGGGTGAGCGATACCAAGGAGCTCTTGCCGCCGCCACCGGCGGTGATGGTCGGCGCGGGCTCTTCCAGACCCTGGCCAACACTGCCGCCGAATGCCCGCTCCATGAATGCGCTGACCAGCCCGTGGTGCTGGCCGCCGGCACTGACGGTGTGCAGAGGGTCGTTCACGTCCCGGGCATCGCAGTTGCCGCGCAGGTGCACCAGGTTCGCCACCGCTAACTGCTGCTGGCTGCCGGTGTTGGTTACCGTGGTCATGGGTTCGTGCATGCCCTTGGCGTGCGTGGTATTGAATCCGCCGTTGGCCTGGATCATCACCGCCGTGCTGACGGCCTGGCCGCCGCCGCTGGCAGTAATGGTGCCGATCGGGCCGCAGATGTCGTTCACGCCGTGGGAGCGGCGCTTGTTTGCGCCAGAACCTTCGCCGTGCCCGGCCTGGACGATGCAGGCCGATGCGACAGCGCGGTGGCTGCGAGTCATGAGGGTGCCGATCGGCTGGTCTGCTGATACCGGGTGTCCGGCGTACACCGGCCCACCGGCCCCGACCATTACTGGACTAATCAGTGTCAGCTCGCCACGGTTTGCGCAGGTCACCGTCGGCAGCGGCTCAAGCGGGTCATTGATGCGGTCGCTGCCCTGGTGTGTTGCCGGGGCAATGATCGGGCTGACCACCGAGAACGCGCCGCCTTTCGGGTAGGAGGTGATGGTGCGCAGCGGCTCGCCGGCCGACTGCACTGTCTCTCCCGACCAGTTGGCGATCGGCACAATGAACGGTGCCGCGCTGTCGATGACGAACTTCTTCATGCCCTTGGCTACGCGGCGCAGGGTGG